CAATTTGCCCAGAATGCGAGGGCAGACTTAAATGCAACTTGGTATTAGAGTTTTATAACTGTGATGTCAAGTATAAGAATAGAAACTTTCAAGCTGATTTACCAAAAGCAGATTCTGGGCATGAGTCAGCGGCTTACATCGCGCAAGTTTACTGTCCCAATTGCCACATAATCGTGGCGCATGAATCTGAGGCTAATCAAGTCATGTAGTTCTATCGGTGGCGTAGCTCATTTGGTAGAGCAGCGGTTTTGTAATCCACAGAACCTGGTTCGAGCCCAGGCGCCACCTTCGCCCTGAAGGCGTTAGAAGGCATCAAATTTGGGTTTATACCGGGGGGATAGGTAGACCTATAGGTAGTGTGTTTTTAAAGCAAATTTACTAAAATTAAAGGAGTTTTAACTATGCAGCTGGATGCAATAAGTGAGCAGAAAATACCTAAGCAAAGTCCGCCAGTTAAGAAAAAATTAATAGCAGTAGAACAAGGTAATTGGCCAGTAAAAGAGTGCGCCTGCACATGCGGTAAGGATAATATACGTTCGCACTTTCATTCAAGTGACTGCGAATGCCTAATAAAAGGAGAGTAAAATGCAAATTGAATGCATAGGCACAACAGAAGAAATGGTACTTAATCCAGAGTACAAGGGGTTAAGAACTGCTAGGATAGAAGCTTATACTAGTGATAGGCACTACCCGTATGAGGTAGGTAGAATTGAAGTCTGGAATAATGATAAGTTGTTTGAAGAGGTGCGCGATATTATCGAGGGAAAATTAAGATAATGCAAGACGATGTTGATTTGGATGCGACGTGGTGGTGTGTAGATGTTGCAGGGGGCTGGGCTCATATTGCCAGACAGCTCAAACATTGGGTAGATGGTGTGCCTCGCTTATGGTCTGAGAAGACGCGAAAGATAGCTCCCAGCGTGCACCACGCTTATCAATTTGGGAAGTTGTATTATATAAAAGCAGACGATAAGCAGTCTGCATGGAGGTTATACTGTGGTTGTGTTAGTGGTCGGCCTGATAATGATAGCTGCAATAGCTCTGATTCTCGCGCTGTGCTTCGTGGTGATGATGATAGTGAGCGCAGGTAAATAATGTGTTTATGTTATTTTTGTGTGCGAAGTTTTCTGCTAAAATTCTTGCTTGTTACTTTGGGTCTTTGGTTAGTACTTCGTATACTGTTAGATTTCATCAAGTGGCGCGTTAAAAACCGCCAGCTTTAGTTCAGGGGGAAATTATGGGCACAGATAATAGTCGTATAGGTGATAGAGTAAAGTATAATTCGGATAAGATTACGTTTGAAGTGGGAAGTCCTGATGAAGTTACCTTTGAAAGCAATGACATTGTTTGGCTAGGGACAACCTCACCGAGGCAAAAATTAGAAGTAGAAGCAGATGCCGATAATGCAAAAGCCGGTGAAGTTAAGTTTGAGGCTGACGGTAAAATGTACCCGTTTTCTATTCCGGATCAAAAACTAGAGAAGAGAAGTTCTAGTTACAATTTGGAGTCTAGTTTGATGCGTATTGCTGAAGCACTTGAGCGCATTGCTAATGTGCTGGAGGTAGAGCGGTGCGATATTTAGGCGGTAAGTACAGACTTAGAAAGAAAATCGCTAAGGTGCTAAATAACCTCAGAGAGACTGGGCAATTTTATTGGGAGCCTTTTGTGGGGAGTGCCTGGGTAACTACCAAAATAGAAATGCCCCCAGTATTCTGCTCTGATATAAATCATTACCTGATTGCTATGTGGAATGCGATTATGCAGGGTTGGGTCCCACCAGGGGAAATTAGTGAAAAATTATACAAAAGGATTAGTAATAATAAGCAAGATTATCCAAAAGAATTAGTTAGTTTTGTTGGTTTTGGATGTTCATGGGGCGGTAAGTGGTTCGGCGGGTATGCAAGAAGCGAAGAAAGAAACTGGGCTAGGGAAGCTAGAGATTCTCTAATGCGTAAAAAGCAGGCACTAGAAAAACTTCAGCCTAATTTCTTCACCTTAGATTTTTTAAATTATGAGCGCAAGTTGGATTATGCTGCAACTTTAATTTATTGTGACCCGCCATATAAAAATACTACTGGGTATGCTGCTGTAGATTCTTGGGACACTGATAAATTTTGGAATAAGGTTAGAGAGCTCTCTGCTGATGGGCATAAGTTAGTGGTTTCAGAGTATGCTGCCCCAGATGATTTTAAGTGTATAGCGGAATTTCCTACAAAAACTGATCTCAATACTGAGCGCGGTAAAGAAAGCAGGATAGAGAGGTTATTCACCATTTAATGGTGCGAGCAACTTGACAAGGTTAAAAAGTTGTGATATAATATACTCAGTTGAGGGGACGCGCTTGATTCGAGAGGGGGCGTTATGAATTGTGTAGAGGCCGCACGCCGCGTTGAGGCCGGGACGGCAAGTTGGGAAGATTCTTTCCTGCTAGTTGAGTATGAAATTCGTATAGGCGGCCCGGTTGAACAAGTAATAGTTTGGGAGGACGCATTTGTGGCAAAATCTAGGTATTTTGAATTAGGAGGTAAAAATGTGGGTAGCAATTAATTCCAACTCAGTACCTGTGTATGCAACTGAGTCTGATCCTGATGCCATAGCTTATTGTCCGCGTTGTGGAAAGTGCGTGCAAGTAAGAGAAAATAAGTACGGTACATTCTGGAAGCATGTAGATAGTTTTGACGCTAAGATGTGCGCAGCTGATAAAGAGGAGAAGATTAGGCTCTTAAGAGAGCGGGTTAGCTACTTGCAATCTCAGTACGAAATTCAGCAACAAATGACTCACGAGGCTAAAGTGCAGGTTAAAGAACTTGAGAATGAGTTAGAGGAAACTCGCAGAGGCGGTAATGTTGATCAAAAGATGTTTGTATGCTCCGATACTTCTGGAGGTATTGGGACTTCTCCTCCGGAAACTAAATTGCAGGTCTATAAGATAACATACGGGAGAGATTAAATAATGAAACTTTTTGCATTTCTTTTGGGCTCTATTTGGTTATTCGGTGGCGCTTGTATAATTGGCGGATTGCTTGTCGCATTATTTCTAATTTTGTTATCGGATAACGGGGGAAATTAATGCAATTTTTACTAGTATTAAGTATTTTAACTGGTTGGGCTTCACAGTATTCTCCAGGTATAATGCAGGAGGTAATAAATAATAGACGGGCTTGGGAGCAGATTCCGGAGGATTTGTCTGCATATGATGGATTTGTAGCAGTGTTAGACTGTGCAAAGATAGGTGACGAGGTGATGCTTAAGCCTGAGCATTCTTCTACCTGGGAAAAGTTTTTAGTAGTAGATTGCGCTGGTGAAGATGCAGTAGATTGGATGCAGAGTAACAACATATTAGTAGAAGTAGATTATTCTACCGCGAAGCGTTGGAATACTGTAGGTAATGGAATCCGGGTAGAGTATATGCAGTTTCTAGAACACGAGCACGGTTTATTCAAATAGGGAGGAAAAAATGACCAAGATCAAGCGGTGCAAATGTGAACACAAGTTTCAAGACAAGCAGTATGGCAAGCACAGGCGTGTACACAACTACGCTGAAAAGGTGCGTGGTGGAAATGGTGGTTGGCGCTGCACGGTTTGTGGAAGTGTTAAAGCTTAGATTTGTACTGGGCCTGATTAGGATTCGCCACAGTTAGTATAAACAGTTTGTACGCGATAACCAACCCAGTTAAGACGCCGAAGGCTGTGTGAACCCTGTGTACGCCGGTTCGATTCCGGCCAGGTCCACTATGATATAGGGGGCAAAAATGCGAGATATAGAACTTACGTATGAAAACTATTTTAGACTTAGATTAGATAGTATAAAACTGCACATGTTAGAATCTGGCGGTGTTAAAAATTGGGAAGGTTATTCGGAAAGTTTGTACCCAGACACACCAGACGCCAAAACAATTGATGATTATGAAGAGGCATTAAGGGAGTATATTTTTTCAGATGCATAAGATATTAGATATTTTAGAAGCTTGGGTATTGTACTCCTTAGAGAGAGATAAATTAGACGATAAAACTCTTTGGAAAATTTATCAAAAGTTAAAGTTTCTTTTTAATCTAATTGAAAATGAGGTGTATCACAGAAACTTAAAACCGATTTCATCTTGTAAGGAGGGTAATGCAAGTGGGTAAAGAATATACCTTTTATGAGTATCGTATAACTGAAATAACTATTGTAACTAAATCAATTACAGTGGGCGATTGGTATGCAGAAGAGCCCACGAAATCAAATGTCATTAGAGATTTAGCTCCGCGCCATGCCTGGACTTATAGTGATACACAGTTAGAGTACGAAGTTGAACTTATAAGGACTGAGGAGGAATAATATGCATTGGGAAAAATGGGCAGAATTTTATGGAAAGTTATCTTCTCCACACAAGAAAGGAGAGGATTGTCCCGTATGCACCCCAAGAGAATGCTATGTAGATAATTGTGATGGTTTAATGCATAGTCGTGGTGTTATGATGTACCCAGAAAGCAGGGATATGGGTGTAGTGTATAAGTGTGAAAAATGCGGAAAGGAAATGTGGGGATAGATGAGTAGTCATATATTAACATATACAGGCAAGTATATAGATTTAGAGGCCCCGAAGATAGAGGACTTGGATTTAGAGGATATAGCTCATGCTCTATCTAATATTGGTAGATTTACTGGGCATACTGAGGAATTCTATAGCGTGGCTCAGCATAGTGTTTTAGCTAGTAAGATTGCAAGAAGGTTACATGGAGAAGAAGCGGCTCTTTCTTTGTTATTTCACGATGCTCACGAGGCTTATTTAGGCGATGTAAGCCATCCATTAAAGCGTTTAATTATACAAGACTACTCTAGATTAGCTAGAAGATTTGATGATCTTTTAGCTCTAAAATTTGAGTACAAGGCTATGCCAAATAAGGTGTATGAAATTGATACTCGCTTGTGTTTAAGTGAGGCTAAACAGTTGATGCGAGCTGATCTAGATTCTGGTTTTTGGCCCGCTGGACAGATTTACCCTTTCTTGAAAATTATACCTTGGCAGCCTAAAATTGCAGAAAGTGAGTTTGTGCGCACTTATTATACTTTAGTCTCAGATAACTACGCCAAGATTTCTTCTACAGGAAGGGGAGGGGGTTGCTATGTTTAGGCGTTATGAAAAATTAAAGCGCCTCGGTATGGATGAGGTGAAGGGTATAACGAAGGGCGTTTGCTATGTTTTTCCTAAATTAGATGGAACTAATGCTTCTGTTTGGATTGAGGATTCTGAGTTAAAAGCTGGGAGCAGAAATAGGCAATTAACCTTAGAGAAGGATAACCAAGGATTCTATGCTTGGGTATTAGAAAATAAAGATAGCTTCTTGCCTCTATTAAAAAAGAATCCAGATTTAAGATTATATGGAGAATGGCTGGTTCCACATACGCTTAAAACTTATGTACCAGAGGCTTGGAGAAAGTTTTATCTTTTTGATGTATATTCTCACTCCAAGGAAAAATATTTAGACTATCATTCTTATATTTATCTCTTTAAATGCTTTGAGCCTGAAAACATTGAAGTAGTACCTGCTAAAGGCATGCGCAACCCGACGCGCCAACAATTGTTAAAATTCATGAAGAATAACACTTACATGATGCAAGAGGGTTGTGTGGGCGAAGGTATTGTGATCAAACGCTATGATTTTGTAAACCAATATGGGAGAACGCTTTGGGCCAAGTTAGTTAATGCTAGGTTTAGAGAGCAGCATAAAAGTAAGGAGACTGTTACTTCCAGTATAGAAGAAGCGGTAGCAAGTAAGTATGTAACTCGTGGTAGAGTGGAAAAGATTTTGGCTAAGATGCGTGAGTCAGAACCTCTATCTAGGCAGCGCATACCAGAGTTTTTCGGCAGGATTTGGCATGATATTCTAGATGCGGAGATGTATGAAATTGTAAAGGATAATAAGCGCCCTATTATTGATTTTGCAGATTTGTATCATTGTATAATAGCAAAATCAAAGGAGATGTGTTATGAATTATTCTAAATATCTATCGGAATATGTTGACGAAGAGAAGGATTTTGCGCACTTTTTCGATGTGCTCACCGCCGCAATAATTAAGAAGAATACCGCACTTAGAAAGATGGTTTTGGATATATATTTTCTATCTAAACACTCGCCAGAAAAGGTGAGTGAGTATATTGAAGAGCAAATTCGTGAGGAGGCACCAGAGTATTTTTTGCAAGTGTGTTCTGAGGCGGAAGAAATTCCAGAGTATTTTAAAGGTATCTAATGCCTTGTCCTAATTGCGGGTGTTCTATGTGTATGGTTGATACCAGGTATGATAGGCGAACCGGAATTTTAATTTGTGTCTGGGAGTGCCCCAGGTGCCTGCAAGTTATTTACGACGCTATGGGAGAGAGGAGGTAAATATGAGTTCACATCTAGGAGAATTGTGGTTTTATTTCGATAAGCGATATGATAAATTGCTTGAAAAGGTTGAAGGTGCTGCAAGCCTGTATTTAAATTTAGAAAAATCTGGGCTAGGTACTTTGAATGTAATTTACTCCGATTGTTCAGAGGATAGTGTGTTTAGTTTCAATTCACACCGCCAGGCTTGCAAGAAGTTTAGGGATTTATTGTACGGAGGTTAATATGAAATTATGGGGAATTAGTTTAAGTGCTTTGACAATTGGTCTATCCAAATTTGCCAAAGAGGCTTTTAATTTAAGTGACGACGCAGTTAGTTACGTTACTGGTGCGTTAACTTTCGCATCCGTGATGCTAGTCGGGTATTCAGATATGCTAGTTAATATGTGGCCGGAGCTAGCTAGATTTGGTCCTACGTTCTTAGGTGCATTAGGCGCTGCTTTAGCAGTGATGGGATTTATGAAGCCTGCTATCAATACTTATAGATCAGCTAGAGCCAGTGTTTCTGCTTTAGCTAGTAGGCAGTAGGTTATGAAGACCTGTGCTAAGTGCGGACTAGAAAAAACAAATTCTCATTTTAACAAAGATGCTAAAGCTGCTGATGGGTTACAGTCTTGGTGCAGGTCTTGCAAAAAGCGATGGGAAGACGAAAATCTTGATTATGGAATAAAATACACATGCGTTATATGTGGAAGCGAGGTTTTTGGTTCCGACTGGCTTTGCAAGGCGTGTTATTTAGAACAAAATCTTCAAGGTAAAAGTTCTAAAGATTGGCCTGATTGGATTAGAGCGTTGGTAAAAATAGAGAGAAGGAATAGGTATTTAGAGCAATTGCGTTCTAAAAAAGTAGAGTATTTAGAAGATAAGTATAATTAAAATTCGTCTGTTAGACGTTAATGCATAGCATTTAAGGAGATTCATAAATGCAAAGTGAAAATACTGAAGTGGAGGTTGGCTCCGAAGTTGTTAGTAGGCCTGATGCTCGGAGTGGGGATACAGAGGGAGACACTTGTCCAATATGTAATTCTAGATTAGTGCATATTGGCAAGTGTATGCAGTGTTTAACCTGCGGATGGAATGCTTGTGGATTATAGGAGGTACTTTTGGCTAAGAAACGCATGACAATAACACAGTTGAAAAATTTGCCACAGTACAGAGATAAAAGCGATGAAGAACTTATTGAGATACGTGATAAGATTCTATCGGGAACTATGGAGGGGCGCATAGAAAAAATCATAGAATCCTTTAAGGATGATTACGATTTATCTGATATGACTGGTAATGACAGACTAGCTCTAAATGAGTTGGCTAGAACTTTTATCTTACTGGAAGATACGTGGCAAGCACTGAACGATGCAAGAGAAGAAGGTGATTGGAGTTTATATGGCGCTATCAATCGCGAGGCACATAGGTTGCGCGATGATATATCCACTCTCCAGAAAGACCTTAGTATAGCTAGACGCTCTAGACAGGAGAGTGGGCAGCGCAGTGTGGTTGATTTTATTGAAGATATTAAAACCCGCGCTAAAAGTTTTATTGACTCACGCTTAAAAGAGATTTATTGCCCCGAATGCAAAATGCTTTTAGCTAAAGCTTGGTTTTTATATCCTGATGAATCTAATGAGCTCGCCCTGCTATGCGGGCGGTGTGGAAAAGCTTTTAAGCTAGAGAGTTCGGACTTGGAGTCTGGTAAGAATTTATCTGCTGGACCACCGTTTTAGTCATGGCACTGGTAGAAAAACTAACTGAAGAAGAGTTGGCCGTATTGGAAATTCTTAGGCATCCTGCCTGGTGCGGAGAATTTATTCGCGAATTAGATATGGAAGAGGATGATGATTGGGAATACACTGACTACCAAATGGAGTTTTTATGTGATGCGAATCCCAGAGTATCTATCTGTAGTGCCAGGGCGGTTGGGAAAAGTGTATCGTTAATAGATCGTTTGATTTGGTATAGTTTAAATAATTTTTGGGATGAAACTATAGTTTATACTGTACCAAATCGCGTGCATTTAGAACCTATTTTTACACGCCTGTCCAAATGGTTCAGGCAACACCCGTTACTTGGACATTATACCGGGCGCACCGGTATTAACTCTCAGTCATATACTATAAAACTAAGCAATAATTCAGTAATTGATTGTCGTATTGCTGGACAGTCTGGAACTGGGGCTAATGTGGTCGGGTTGCATGTTCCAGTTATTCTTCTAGACGAGGCGGGATTCTACCCCTGGGGCACATACCTGGAATTAATACCTTGTCTAAACGATTGGCAAGAAGGTAGCCAGTTAATTATATCTGGGGTTCCCACCGGGCAGCGTGAAAAGAACGTGTTATTCTACGCTGATAGAAAGGACGCAAAGTTCACCAAGCACAGAATATCCGCTTTTGATAATCCTAGGTATAGCGAGGAAGACAATGCACGCAACCTAAAACAATTCGGCGGGGAAGAAAGTGAAGATTACCAGCATTTTGTACTTGCAGAACATGGAGTGCCTTCTTATTCCATGTTTGATAGGGGTAGAATGTTAATAGGTAATTATGATGTGTTTAAAGGTTCTTTGTATGGGCAAAAGATTAAGAAGAATCCAGCGTATTTAATAAAGTACTACAATTCTTTACCGGCTTTACCGGCGCACACTACACAAGTAATGTTTGGTATTGACCTAGGTTATGTGGAGCCTACTATTATATTGGTTTGGTATAAAACGCATTCAATAAATCATTGGCGCTATTTAGTTCGAACTACTTTAAAACAAGTAGATTATGACAAACAAGAAAAAATAATAGATAAGTTTGACTCTTTATATAAGCCGGATTTTCTTGGCATAGATGAGGGGCATTCTGGGAAGGCTTTAATACAGCATCTTAGAAACGATCCTCAATATAGACACAAGAAGTTTTCTGAGCGCATCATACCTATTAAGTTTAGGTCTACCATACCGGTTGGTAAAGACGAAGACGGTGACGATATAAGTGTGCGGGCGAAGCAGTTTGGAATGCAACTACTTCAATCCAAGGTAAATAATCACAATTATGAGTTTACCTGGAAGGACGAGGCTTTTATATCAGAACTTGAACGCACTACTTATAGACGCACACCATCGGGTGAGCTGGTATTTAAAACTCTAACTGTGCACGGAGGTTCGAGGCATGGGCAGGATCACAATCTTGCTGCATTCTTATGCGGAGAATTGGCTAATTATTTAGTTTACGATGTGGGCAAGTTACAGCGCCAGCGAGAAAAACTTTATCGCCCAAGGTGGGGAGTATTTTAAACAATGGCAAAAGATAGATTAGCACAGGCTGCGTTTTATAATCCGTTGCCTACACCTGAAAACCCTGTATGGAGTTTGAAGGAGTATCCAAGCAGCGGTGTTGATAAGATGCAGGTGCCAAAGAAGTATCATGATGTTATAGATTTGTGTAGATTCTTCTATGAGCACGACGGACTAGCATATAACACTATAAACAAACAGGTAGAGATTGGAATCAATGGTTACGATGTAAATCCAAAATCTTGTACAGATAATGAGTTATTAGTATACGAACATGTCAACCGTGTCATCGAGCGGTTTTTAAGGAGGGCTGCCAGGGAGTTCTTAATTTCTGGGTTGGTAGTGCCTGAAGTAACTTGGGGATATGTTCCAGGTACGCGCATAGATAGTAAGTTGCGCAAACAGTATCTGCTACCTGTAGATATTTGGATTAGAGACCCTGCTAGCATCTCTCTCAGAAAGACGCCTCTACCAAACCACGTAGTGGCAGTTGTAAAAATTTCAGAGAGTGATAAACACTTTATAGAAAGTGGCGGGGAATTTCTAGACGGTATAAAAGATCGTGAAACCTACGAACAATTAGTAAGCGAGTACCCAGATTTTGTACGCGCAGTTAAAGATGGAAAGTCGGTATTTAAATTAAACGACCCGGTTATAATAAGGCGGAATAATCATTCTGGCAATGTTTATCCTATGCCTTATTTATTACCCGCCTTAGAATTGTTGATGCATAAGCGCAACCTGCTTAAGATGGATTATGCTATTGCTTCGAGAGTAATTTCAGCCATTCAACTTTTCAAGATGGGTAACGATGAATATCCATTGACAGAAGATGACGACAGTGTGATTGAGGACCTTAAAAAGCAGATGCGTTGGAGACAGATTAAAGGCAATCATGAGAGACTGTTTCAATTATTTTCTAATCATACATTAGATATTGAGTGGATTACTCCAGATGTTAAGGCGCTTTTAAGTGAGTCCAAGTATAATATAATTAACGAAGACATCCTGGCCGCTTTAGGTATTCCACGCATAGTAATATCGGGAGAGACCAAGCGTAGTGGAACGAGCAATTCTAAGATGGCTATGCTACCCCCTATTAACACTATTGAATTTATGCGCAGACAGCTTTTGAAGTTTCCAAAGAATTTATACTCTGAGATTAAAACCAAAAATAATTTTACTGGTATACCTGAACCTTATTATCCACCAATAAGACTTCAAGATTTGTCAGAGTTAATGGAAATTGGCAGAGTATTTTATGAGAGCGGTGTAATCTCAAGAACTGGTTGGGCAGAAATGGGCAACTTTGATTTTGATACTGAGATGCAACGCATGCGCATAGAGCGTGATAAAATGCAAGAGTTAGATTTGCTAGAACATCCTGAGATGCCTTATAGTCCTAAACCAAGTAAGGTTGGGGATGAAAAGCAAAAGGATTTAAACGAGGGAGAGCAAGATGCAGAAGATTAAATTAACTTCCTCTGCCGTGTTTCGTACAGAAGCATCGAGTGAAAACCCTAGTGTAGGGTACTTAGAATTTATTTTAACTGACAATAAACCTAATGAGAATAATCAAGGTGTGCCTGACAGCGCCTTTGCTAACCTGGTTGAAAGTGGCTTGTACATGCCAATAAAGGTGGCGGAGGGCGGGGTGCGCCCAGATCATTCTGATGCAGAACCTTTAGGGCCTATTGTAGAGTTAAGTATTGATGATGATAAAGTTCCTGGAAGGGCAGTTATCTGGAAGTCTGAAAGACCAGAAGCGTATAAAATGTTGAAAGATATGCAGGCGTCTGGTGATAATATAGATATTTCTTGGGAACTTTTATATTCAGAGTCTAAAGAGGACGAAGACGGAGTTCAGTGGTTGCAAGACCCTATATTACGTGGGGCCACTATAGTAGGGAACCCGGCGTATTCTGGAAGGACCCCGGTTTTATCTATAGCGTCAAAGAATGCGCCTATTATAAAACAGCTTAAAGAGGCGCTTGAGGCTGCTGATACACTAGAGGTATTTAAAGAGGAAGCACAAAAATTATTTGAGAATTATCAAGGTGGAAATAGTTCTTTAAATTCGGAGGAAAATATGGATATGCAGGAGCTTGAGGAGAAGGTAGAAGAGTTGAGTTCTACCGTTGAAGAGTTGGAATCTGCTAATGAAGAGTTGGCTAATGCAAATTCTGAGTTGGTTGAGGCTAATAAAGAGCTTAAAGAATACAAAGAGCAGCGAGAAAAGGCAGAGGCTGAGCGCGAGCTTTTGGCTGCGCGTTTGCAGGAACTCGCTGAGGCCGGTATTGAGCTTTCCGAGGAAGAGCTAGAAGAGAAGCGCGAGGTTTTCTTAGAGCTTTCTGATGAAGCTTTTTCGGCGATGATTACAATGATGAAAGAGGTGCGCTCTGCTGCGGCCTCTCAGACTGAACGAATTCCCGACCTTAGTGGTGATGCCGATGAATCCGCACTAGACATCATTCGTGAAGGTCTTAAGAATTTGGATAAGAGTTAGGAGTTCAGAAATGGAAATTAACAAGTTTTCAGATATTACTGGTGTGGTCACGACTGAAGATACCACGGAAGGTAGAATGGTGTTGTTCACTTCAACCTTCAGTTATTCAGACTTGACCGGTAGAAAGGAAGACGTTCCAGGAGTTAAGCTTCCTGATAATGCTTCCGAAGCCAGTAAGGCTAAGTACGTTCTTACTTGGAAAGTTGACCGGCGAGAACCGCCCATTGTCAGTTGGCCAAGTTATAATTATGCGTTGCGTCAGGGCTTTGATAAGTCTTCTAACGCACCTGTTACCGGAAAGAGCATTTATCTCACTTATCCTGGTTACCAGGAAAGTGTGACTATTCCTTCCGGTACGCTAGCGTTGGCTTTTGGTGGTGGGGTGTTTACAATTCCTTCCGGGCAGTTTATTTACAATGCTTCTATGAAGACGCCTGGAACTTCATTGTACGCTGCCGATGCCAGTAATGAAAGTGAAGCTAATGCTGGTAAGTTGACTGTTACTGCGAATGGTAAGACTGCTGTTGCTGTTGTTGAGCGTTGGGACAGCGACAATTTTGCTCTTACTGTGCGCACGTTAAGCCCGTAGGGAGATGACAATGGATATTAACGAGAAGAAGTTTAAGGAAGCTTATGCTTCTTTGGCCAGTGATCGCAACAAGCGAGATGCTTTGGCTTCTCTGATTGTTGAGTATATTGACCCGCGCCACGTTACTGAGGATATTGTGGGACTTATGCTCAATACGCGCAGAATGGAGCCAGGAGATGCCTTAGTAAAGAAAGTGCGCAAGGGGATTGAGGTGCGCAGTCTGGTACCCGGTTCGGTGCACCTGGCTAGTGAGATCACGGTTGAAGATCGCGTAAATTACATGCTCGATGGCGCTGACATTCGTGTCACTGCTAATGAGTGGGAGTTAGAATCAGGTGAGTTGGGTAGCGTTGCGGATATTCGCTCTGAGATGCAGGCTAAGCTTAAGGATTATTTTGTTAGCCGCGTGTTCACGAGCTTAGGGAATATCTGGTCGGAGTCTAACACCGCCGACAATTATGCTACAGAAGCTACGCTGTCTGCTTCTACTTTGAAAGATGCTATTGACGAGATTAATTATAAAGTTGGTAGTGTGCGCAGCGTTGTTGGTACGCGCAGGGCGCTAGCTCCTATAACGGAGTTTGGCGGGTTCCATACTGATGAGAGCAATTACGTCGCTAATGAGGAGGCCATCCGCGAGATTCACCGCACTGGTTTCTTGGGCAAGTATTACGGCGCTAATATCGTTGCTCTTGAGCAGGTATGGGATAATCTAGTTGACTATTCCAAGTTGCTGGAAGATAGATATGTTCTGGTGCTGGGAGAGAATGTTGGCGAGTTCATTACTTACGGCGAACCGCGCTGGAAAGAATGGACCAATATGGAGCCGACGCCCCCGCAGTGGAATCTTGAGTTGTTTTTAAATTTTGGCATGCTGGTAAATAAAGTTATGGGTATTTATGTAATAGATATCACTAGCTTGGCATAGCTAAAAGGGGCAACTAATAAGTAGAAATACTTATTGAGCAAGCACTCAAATTGCTGGAACCTCTGAGTATATTAAAATAGTAAGCGGAGCTTGAAAAAGCAAACGTAATCTGAAAATTTTAATTGCAGACAATCAGCAGCCAAGGCCCTTAAAAGGGCAAGGTCCAGAGACTAGAGGGGTGCCCCCGAAAGGGTGATAGTATAGTCCGGCCTCATTAGCGATAATGAGAGTAAGAAGCAAACCGAAGCTTCTTGAATAACACAAGCGATCAGCAATTCGGCATGATTATTGACCGAGCGCAGGGCATTTACGTTATTGATATTTCAAGTTTAGCATAGCTTAATATTTTTAACGCGGGTGCCTCATTAAGGGTTAAATGTTAAAGGTATAACAGCCCGCTGTATTTAATTTAAAGGGAGGTAGGATGGCTAAGAAGGAAAGACTTTTTTATAATGTAGTAAGAGCAGCTCAGGAAGATGGTGAGCCAGTATCTAGGTATATTAAACCTATACTAGGTAAGGTAAGGGTCAGTATTATTGATATTTATGAGGAAGTGCCTACTGATATTATTTTAGCAGGCGATCCCACCGACCCCGAATTAGATAGAGAAGATATTATGGTCACATGTTGGACACAGATTGAAGATGATTACTTCCGCAAGGCTAATAAACTTCTCTTGGACAAGGGTTTAATTGCGCCCTATTCTGAGGAAATCGAAGAGGAAATCTCAGTAAACGAGGTGACGGACGCTGAATTAGAAGAAGCCCTGGGTAAACCTTTCTTTGCAGTTAAGGCTTTACTAGATAAGTTTACTTCTACTGTACCTGTTAAACGCTTGTTAGACAAGGCTGTAGAGATGAACAGGCCTGTGGGTACGATCAATGCTATCAAGGCGCGTTTATCTGAGTTGCAACAGACTAAGGAATAATAAATCATGCCTGACTATCAGCAATTACAAGAAACTGTAAAATGTGAGGTTACTTTTTCTGTAGAGCCTACCAGCGTTTCTGGTATATTAATTACGCCTGGAGGGGCAGAAAGGGTTTTATCCCCGCAGGAAAGTAAACCTGAAAAAACATATCACGCTTATTATCTAACTTCTGGTGAGGGTGGGCATCGCTACGTTTTTACAGGTTATAAAGATAATAGAAGTTATGTAGAAGTTGGTACTTTTACAGTAGTAGATTATAGTACTACAGATTTAGATTATTTAATTGAGGATTTGCGTGTTTATCTTGGGGATATTGACCCTACTGACTACCAATTTAGTAGAGAGACATTAAGCGATGCTCTATTGCTAGCATTAAAAACTTTAGGCAGGCGCTGGCGCAGAAAATATAAAATAGACGCTGAGGGCAATATAGTCAGGAATATTAACAAGCATAGATATGAAGACTCTGAGCCGCCGGTAGTTTTATTTAATGACGAGCCTCTAATAGTGGTGCAAGCAGCTATTATTGTAAAATCGGCAGAACTTAAGAATCATACCTGGGATTTACAAAGTTGGAAAGACGACGAGATTAGTTTTTCTAACCTAGGTGCGGGTAGGGCTGCTAGAGATGTTCTTAAACAAGACCGAGAATTATTAGAAAAGCTTTTGAATGGGAAGCTATACGGTGTTGCTAGACAGTCTTTGCCTGGATTTAAATACCCTAAAAATGTTAGAGAGGGTTACAAGTAGGTGCCATGTCTAAAGCATATTTAATTATGGGTTCTGAAAGTTCTGGTACACGCCTGCTTGCAAAGATATTAGTGCACTGGGGAGTATACGGGCAATTTGGACACAAGCAAGAGATAGATAAACATCTTGATAACCTTGAGGATTTTTTAAAATCTAAGGGCGATGTAGTATTAAGAAGAAGTTTCCCACACGCAAATGCGTGGCCTGATTTAGAAACATATATTGAAAAGTTTGAAGCGGTTGGATATAAGCCTGTAATAATCGTGCCTATAAGAGATTGGAAAAGTACAATAAGTTCACAAACTTCTAGGCGCAAACATGTAAATACTTATAGAAAAGGTTTGGAAAATATACGGAAAGCGTATCTTATGATTTTGTCCGCGATTAAATCCAAAGATGTAGAATACTATATGTTAGATTTTCAAGCTCTTTTACATTATCCAAAATCAACGTTAAAATGGTTGGCTAAAGAATGTAAATTGAAATATAAACCAGTTAATTTTATAGACAGTAATGTAGCTGGAAAGTGGTTATAAATGTTTGAGCGTGTTGCATATGTATACAAATCTAAAAAACGCATTGAAAAATTTAAGCATCCAGAAAAACCAGTTGTTGGTATTTCGGCTCTGCCAAGAGCGTTAGAATGTCATAGACTTTATTGGGAAAAGACTCCAATAGGTAGAAAAGTTCTAAATAATTACGATGTTTTTTTAGTTAATTTATTTTTTAATTCTTTACATCTAAAACATTTAAGAGACGCCCGTCCGAATGCTTTAATTGTTGCAATGCCAGACCCACATCTAGAAAAGTTTTTAAATCATAATAAAGGTATAACTAGACTTAAGGACATTAAAAATTATTGTGATGTAATAGCGGCACGCACTAGGCAAGCTGCAAACTTGTACTCTAATCTTACAGGGGTTCCTGGGGAATGGTTGCCCTCACCAATAGGTCCTACTACTGCATACAAAAAATATAGGTCTTTGCCAAAAAAGAAATATATTCTCACTGTTGATCACAAGAGCGAGCCGAATAGAACTATGCAAAATATAGCTGTTCTAGCCGGAATAAATAGCGCAACGAACGCTAGAATTGTATATTTTTTACCAAGAAACAATACTAAGAGGGCAGCTAAATTAACAAGTATATCTAATATAAAATTCAATCCGCGAGTTAATTACCGGGAATTTATAAAAATTATAGGCACCTCTTTAATTGGCGTAGATATGTATGCTGCGCATGCACAAAACAGACACGGACTAGCACACGCTATAATAGGAACTCCAATGGTTGGTAGTATGTGGACTAATCCAACTGGACACCCTTTATGTGATCCTTTTGATACACAACGCGCTGTAGAGTTAGGAGTTAGATTGATACAAGATGAAAACTATTATAAGCGCCAACGTGAAAGAGGATTTGAATTTATAAAAAAATATTATAGTTTTGAAGCTATTCGCAATCGTGTATCAGATATAATACGGAAATACAAATGCAAGTAAGAGTATTAGTCAAACGCCCAAATAGTGGAAAAATAGTTCCAAGACTTGGTCGGGGCCTAGTGAGGGGGCAACCCAGTTATTCTATTGGGAGAAACCCGGACCAAAGTGCAGATATAAATTATGGGATGTGTTATCTTCAGGGTTTGGCACCAAAAAAGTATAAAACATTTACAGGCGCTTGGTTTAGTCATTATAATGAAAAGTCTGCTAAGTCTAGACGCTGGCGAAAGTTGGCGAAAGAATATGATATTTGTACTACATGCGCAGATCAATATATGGAGTTACTTAAAACACAGACACGCGCTTTAGTATGTAAAGTTACCCCGTATGTTGATCATAGTAGATTTACCATTGGTAAAAAGGTTACTAAACCAATTGTGGGGTTGGCGGGTTACGTAACAGAAGGAAATAGAAAGGGGTTACATCTAGTTAAGGCTCTTAGTAATAGTAAATTATCAAATGATATAGATTTTAGAGTTGTGGGGCGCGGGTGGCCAGTAAAACACAGGCATGTAACAGGCGGGAATATGCCAAGGTTTTTTAGGTCGTTACAAATTTATTTATGTACGTCGTTAATAGAGGGTATACCAATACCTCCATTGGAAGCATTGGCTTGTGGAGTAAAATTAGTCATTCCCAAGGGTGTTGGTATGTTGGACGAATTTGGGGAGCAGGAAGGGGTAAGGTATTTTAAGGCTGGTAATTTTAAGTCTATGTCTGAAGCAATTAAGAAATGCTTAGATGACGAACACGACCAGCAGAAACTTAGAAAAATTTCAAATAATTATACCTTAAAACATTGGCAAGATTCACATAGGGCAGCTTTTAGGAAGTTATTAAAGGGTAGAACTTATGAATAAAAGGATTATTATTACATCAGAAATGCGTTGCGGTTCCAGGTGGTTGCATTATTGGCTAGCAGATTTATTTGAAATGCGCACTAGCCCAGAAATTGATGTCAGTAAAATAGAGCAGAAACAAGATTTAATTCGCGAGCACTTTGAGGCTGGGCGCATTGTAAAGTTTCACCATGCTTTACCAGAGCAAATTCTTGAGATTTTAAAGCCGGTTGATTATACTGTAGTAGGTGTGGTTAGAAACCCTAGGGACCAGGGAGTATCACGCGCTTTTCACCGTAGATATGATAGAAGTGGAAATCCTAAGATGTATGTCTCAGATGCAGATGCTATAAAACGCTATTTTGCTTCTGAGAATTTTAGGCGATACTCAGAGAATATGCTCGATATGATGTGGGATTATTACAGTACTAGAAACCATTGTAAGGATTCACATTATGTGTGGACTTCTTATGAGTGGATGAAGCAGGATATAATCTCAGAAGTAACCGCTATATCAAAAGTTATAGGTTTTAATCCTCAAGTTAATACATTGAAATTTCTTAAGCGCAAGCATTCGTTTAAAAATAAATCTGGACGTGAACCTGGGGCAGAGGTACGCAATGACCGTTGGCGTAGAAAAGGTATTATAGGCGATTGGGTAAATTGGTTGAGTCTAGAAGAGGTAAAATCAACCGAGTATTTGCAAAATAAGTACTGGGAAAAATTATTTAGGCAAGAAATTTAAGGGAGAAGTAAAATGGGTAAAAAGGTGTTGTGTGTTGGAGATGGTGGGGTAGCAACTGGGTTTGCCAGGGTTACAGAAAGTATTTTTTCTAATCTTTCCGAGGATTACGAGGTTGTGCATTTAGCTATAAATTATAATGGCGACCCTTATCATGCAGTTGACTATGATCTATACCCGGCGCGTTTAGGCGGGGACTTGTATGGGTTTAATCGCCTAGGCAATTTAATGGATAAATTTAAACCGGACCTGGTCTTCATATTGAATGATCCTTGGGTAGTGCCCAAGTATTTGGAAATATTAGAAGCTTACGATGTTCCAGTAGTTGTTTATTTTCCAGTAGATGCCAAACCTCTTGATTTGGAGTGGGTGCATCCTATTGTGCAGCATAGCATCCCAGTAGCTTATACCGAATTTGGTAGGGGCGCATTTACAGATTTTGTGCCCGCAGCAGATATTAAAGTTATACCGCATGGTATTGATAAAGATATTTTCTATCCTATACCAAAAACACAAGCTAGGCAGAAACTAGAGAACTTAAATGAGGATTATTTTATTTTCCTCAATGCCAATCGCAATCAAAGACGCAAACGCTTAGATTTAACTATGAAAGGGTTTTCCATTTTTGCTAAGGATAAGCCTGAAAATGTTAAGCTATATATGCACTGTGGAATTCGTGATGCAGGTTGGGATATAATAAAGCTAGCTAGGCGTCCGGACATCAATATAGAAGATAGACTAATCCTCACCTCATTAGAATTATCCCCACAAAATTATGTATCAATCGAAAGGCTTAATTACATCTATAATGCTTGTGATGTGGGCATAAATACTTCTATGGGAGAGGGCTTTGGCCTCACAAACTTTGAGCACGCGGCTTGTAAACGTGCTCAGGTAGTAACTGATTATTCCGCGCCGCCAGAAATTTATGGTGATACAGCTTATTATACACCGGTAGAAAGCTGGTATACTTATCCAGGTATCTTAACTGACGGTGGAGTAGTTACTCCGCAGGGCGTAGCCGGTACATTACAGAAAGTTTACGAGCGGGAAAAGCTTAGAGAGCAAAAAGCCGAGGCAATTTATAATCTAGTAACCAGTGATAGATTTGATTGGAAGGTAATTGCATCTGCTTGGGAAGATTTATTTAATCATGTTTTAGAGAAAGATTATAGGAAGTGGACTTATGAACATTATCTTTCCAGAAGACACTAAAGAAACCATAGATGAAATACGTGATACTATTGGCAGGCAGATTACAATACACACTCTTGTTACTGGTATAGCTTGCCCCAGATGTAGTTTAGACCCGGTTACTGGATTATCAGCAAGCGGTTTGTGCCCAGTTTGTGATGGGTATTATTGGATGCAAACTACTTCAGGTGTGGATATTCAAGCTCATGTAGTCTGGAGTAAAACCGAGGAAAAGAATTGGCAATCTGGCGGTATTATAGACAATGGCGATTGCTATGTTACGATAACTTATAGCGGCATATATTTAGACTATGTGCGCAATTCAGAGTATTTCATAGTGGATAGTAGAGATTTGTATATGCAGAGTTGGCATTTGAAAGGTGTACCAGAGCCAAATAGAATTAAAGTAATTCTAAAGGAAGATACCGAAGAATTGTAAGGGGAGGAGTTATGTGGGAGATAAACGGGTTAGATATGATAGATTTGCTGGCCGTAATAAAACGCAGGCAGGGCAGGTATCTATCCCTACTATTAAACGATGTAGAAGAAGAGTTAAATGACGCTGAAAAGTATAAAATCATACGCAAGTATATTTTAGATAATTTTAATGATTATACCAGGTCAGTATTCAGGATACTATTAGGCGATGATATAGAAGGGTTAACCTTTTAATGTTTGAAGATTTGATACAAGAATTTGATGTCTTGAGCAAGTATGTTGCTCAATATGATTATGCCGAAATGGATTTGGCTATACGTGGTAATATAGCTGTAGCTTCTGAGGAAGCACTAAAAAATGAATTGCTTAAATCTGCTGAGGCTGCATTAACTTCTGTATCAGAATTTAATTACCCTGCTTACAGAAAGCAACTCTTATCTAACTTACAAAAACCTGGGCATTATTATGTATCTTTAGGTTTGAAATCATTTCAAGTATTTGACCCGCAATTAGCTGGGGATTATAGTGATATTTTGGCTGGGCAACGCGCTGGCGGTGGGCCGGGAAGTGGTACACCGAAGCAAAACTATAACTTCTGGAAGTACGGGATTTACATGCCCGGTAGAATGGGCTGGGGTGATAAGGCTAGAAAAATGGGTATCGAGATAGATAAGTACCCTAACTATGATGAGATAATTGAAATGCGCATAGATGAATGGGGTGATAAGGCGCCCTTCTGGGTTTTCTTGGAGTTTGGAAATCAGGGCGGGGGTTTAGCTTATCCGTCTTTTCCTGGCACCGGTTTTATACAACGGGTACGCAATGCGGCTAATTCAATTATAAAAGAAATAGCAGATAAAGAATATAAACGCTGGATTGACGGTGTTGCAGGTGTTACCGGTGACCAACTAACTAATACAGAAAACGTTAATACAGTTAGTATACGTGGTAAGCCTTATAAGGGTGAGCAGTATTATATTGAAGAGCGTGTTAGTTCCAAGGGCAATGTATGGTATCAGCTTGTTACACCTGGGAGATTTATGCGCAAGGTAGAGCCTGGAGAATACGTAAAGGAAATAGGATCAGTATTTAGACCTTAGGAGATAAAATGCGATTAGAGGTTAAATGGGATAGGTCTATATATTATTGGATAAGCGATTTAGTCGCAGATAATATCAATGTAGAAGATGGATTTCCCGGAGGCAAGTTAGATTTACCTACAGTCTCAGTAACCAATCTGGATGTGCGGGGGGAACCTCTTGAATTGGGAGGCTGCGAACAAAATGAAATTATGTGGAGAATCGACATCTTTGCAAAAAATAAAACACAGCGCGATGAGTTGGCGTATTTGTTATACTCTGAGCTAGAAGCGCATATAGATGTAAATGATTATGATGTGGGATTCCCACCAGATACAACGCCCCCTAAAATTGGGGTTTTGTTAGTAGACAAGCGGGTTTTGAAACCTGTTAGAGTATTTGAGGACTTGGTAGAAAAGCTATATTGGCGTAGTTCTATAACCTTTAGAACTAAATACCAAGCTATTTAGGAGGATTAAAAATGGCTAGACGAATTTCTATTCCCTATCAAAAGATAGCTTTGAAAGTTGTCGGAAAATATGGGGATTTTTTAACTCATAGGGTGCAAAGATTGGACTTCCCAACCACAATTCCGACCACGGATATTAAGGAGTTGGGTAACCCTACTAATGCGGGCGTAATCTCTGATATTCCTGAGGTTACTGCTACTTTCCAGGTAATGGACGTGGGCATTAAGGTTTTTGCCACGCTTACTGGTAATGATTATACTAATTACCCCGCTGGCGGAGTTAGTGTTACAGATTTAGGCAAGGTTGATCTGATCGGCGTTATTAAAGACAAGGATGTCGCTGATTATGTCAAAGCAGTGCACGTAAAGAAAGCTCAGGTTACAGATTTTACATACTCTTACTCGGTCGATGCTGAGGCTACAGAGGAGTACACCCTGTCAGCCAATGAAAAGGCCTGGTTTTCTAACGATATAGTTGTGGAGACCTTCGATAGCACGCAGGCTGCATCGAGCCCCGTCGCACTTTCAGAAACGCCTGTGGTTAGAAAGAATGGCAATTATGCCATCTCTGTTATCATGGATGGTACATACCTTACCGAGGTTGCTAGTGGACCAGCTGCTGGACAGTATTCGATTGATGATACTGCTCCTGAAATTTCCTTTGCTGATTCTGTTAGTGATCGCTTGGTAGTTATTTACCAGGCTGACCCAAGCGGGAATAACTGGAGTAATGTTAGCGATGACACGGTGCCAGCAGCGGTTTATGGTAAGAATATCCCTGTTACTATTGCAGCTAATTCAGTTTCGCGCGTGCAGTCTGTGAATATTAGGGGCACATTTCCTAATACAGTAGTCAAGGAAATGGGAACGGCAAGTGTTGTGGGTACTACAGTGCAGGCCCCTGAAATTACGGGAGATATTTCTGTACTAGATACTGACACTGATTTAATTGCATTGCTTACTACTGGCGAGTTAGAGCCGGCAGGTGAGACAGAATGGCGGGTGTGTGAGCTGACAGAATCTGGGATTTCACTCAAGGTTGAGATCAATGACCCGGAGGAAGACCCTTGCGGTGACAGTGATTCGCCCACAGTGCTTAAGACTCTGTATATTCCTGAGATTATTATTACTTCTGAGGGACATACTTCTAATGTTGGTGAGGATGTAACTCAGACGTTCGATTTCAAGAGTAAGTCCGGAGATATGACTGTTTATTCTGGTAGTATGTAGAAAGGATAGTGGGAGGTACTTATTATAGTACCTCCTCTATATTTATAGTAACGGGAGGAAGGCGATGAACTTAAATGATTTATTCAATTGGAAGTCTGAATTGCATTTAAAGGCTGCAAACGGAGAGGCACTTACAAGGGATGGTGAGGAAGTAGTTCTTTACCAGAGGGTAGTCGGAGATGCGGATTTAGAAACCGCTAGAAAAAACGCTTTACGCGCCAGTCGCAAGTTAAGAAAAAGCCTTAAAGATAAAGATTCACTTGAACACAATTCGATATTGCCTGAATATGAGGACATGACCAAGGAAGAGTTAAGTAACGCTATTATAATGTCTAGTATAGTGGAATTAAGGTCTGAAGCTACATCAACTGCGGATTTACCTAAAGAGCCTAAAGAGCCTGGTGAATCTGCTGAATTGGAGGAGCGTGAGGAATATCAGAATGCTTTAGATGAATATGCTAAATCCAAGCAGAAAGCCATTGAAGATAGAACTAGCGAGCTTATAGAAGACAAAAAGAAATCCTTGATGTATAAGAATAAAGCCGAACTACGCAAGCTGTTCTTGGAGTCTGCTATAAATTCTTTGGCGCGTACCAAGATGATAGATACTTTTAATCATTGGTGTGCATACTTGGGTACATATATTGATCCCGAAATGCAGGAAAGGGCTTTTTCTTCTTATGCAGAATACGCAAATACTTATAAAGAGATAAAAGAGCAGGTAGTGTCTAGTTATTTAGACCTTGAGTTATCAACATCAAACTTAAAAAAATAGCTAAAAGCGACGAGTTTAGAAATATCTGGCTTGTCGCTAAAGAGTTAGGACAACCAATAGACCCTGAATTAAAGGGTATTAAAAACATTCCGCACACCTTAAGCTTATGCTGCTTAAAACAGATGCAAATAGATTCATTTATGCAGTTACCTAAAGATCGCAGACCGCCTGAAAGTATTTGGGAAAGCAAGGAGCAATTAGACGACTGGTTCGATAGAGTATATGATTCTAATAAAAGCACGTCATTAGAATTATCATTAGATGACATAGAGTAAGGTAAAACATGGCCGATAGTCAAACACTTAGAGAATACATAAAAAGATTAAAAGAGCTTGGGCAAGCTGTAAGAAAGGCGGAGGGAGACCTCGGCACGCTACCAAAGCGCCTGAAAGCTTTTGAGGCCGAGCTAAAGAAAACTCACCAAGAATTAAATCGTTTATATAAAATGGGTTTTTCAGAAGGTTTTGGAATATCTTCTGAGGAAGTTGGAGATGTTAAGGCACGCTTAAAGGCTATACGCTCAAATACTGAGGCTGAATTAACTAAGTTAGAACGCGATGTTGCTAATACAGTAGGTAATGTAAACTCCAGCTTCTCCCAAATGGGCAAACAACAGGCCGTTGGGGGTGACATCGGCACTCTACCTAAACGCTTTAGGGACGTAGAGACCAGGGTGCAGGAGAGTCGCCAAGAATTAGACCGGTTATCTAAGATAGAAGGTTTTGGAATATCGCCACAAAGCGTCGAAGAGGCCAAAGACGGTATAGAGGAAGTGCGCTCTAACACCGAAGAAGAATTAAATATTTTAGAGCGTGAAGTTGACAATTCTGTAAATAATATAAACGCCGATATTGCTCGCCTCGGTGAGCAGCAGATAGCTGGGGTGCAGGCAACTACTCAGGCACGGCGTTTAGTAACTCCTGAAGAGCAGCAATCTGAAATAGATTGGGACGCCCAACCGACCGCTAGATTTAGGGGTCAGCCTACCGACTTTGGGGCTGTAACCGGGCTGGGGCGCCTGCCAGACCAAGAAGATTTTAGTCAGCAGGTTTTGGAATCTTATACACAAGCTTTGAAAAATATTAAAAACCAATATGGTGGGTTGGATACTACTTTAAGCAATGTAGATGCAGAATTAGATGCTGCCACCAATTCTTGGAAAGTCCAGGCTAATGTATTAGAAAAAGTCGGA